GGCATCTGGTCATATCTGCATAACGGCGATTCGTCCGCCTTGACCGGGTACGGTATCGATACCAACACAAAGTCATTCGGTGAGGGCATGGCCGTGCTCGGCCTGGTAGCGGGGACAATCCGGCATACTTTGATTAAATTGGAAGCGAAAATCGACGCTTTCTTTGCGGCCATTCAAAACCAGAAAAAATAAAGTAAAGCATGGGATTTCTGTCGCCATATTCAGATCTGTACAGCGATAAATCGTTTGAGCGGACAATCCGCGCAGATGCCGCCGCCGCCGTTGCCGAGCGTTTCCGTGCCTCCGAAAAGGCCACTGTTGCCACATCGGTAGTTGGCCCAATGATGGAGGGGTCACAGCTGGCCAGCGGTTCCACGCAGGTAGGCAACCGGGACCAATATCTCAAAACCCTCATGCTGGCCGACGCCGAGGACATGATGTCCTCAAAAAAGCCACGCATCCAGATGCCCTATCTGCAAAACGGTTGGGTCTATTCTTGCGATCGGGTTATCGGCGAGAATTACGCCCCGGCAAAGTGGGTGCTCAAGGCCGGTGACAAGGACGTGACAGACAGCACGTATCCCGGCCGCCTGTTCAAATGGATTTCCCCGCAACTTAATTATTACAGTTTCAAGCAGGGTCTTTTAACCTGGATGAATATTTCCGGGGAGGCACTGGTCCGCAAAGTCCGGTATTTGAATAAGTCCGGCCTCGGCAATCAGATTGTGCGGTTTAAATTTATGAATCCGTGGTCGATGGAGGAACAAGTTGACTCAAACGGCGACATCACGCAATGGAAGCATCAGGTCGGCCTGAATCAATGGGAATATATTGACCCCGATGACATTGTCTCGTTCCGGTATTTTAATCCGTTTAACGCTAACCGCGGTATGTCGCCATTGACCGCTTTTATGATCGACCTTAATATCGATTTCGCCGCCAATAAATTCAATCTTGATTATTTTCACAAGGACATGATGCCACCGACGGTATTAGAAACTCCAAACAAACTATCCGAGCCGGACAAAGAGCGCATGAACGCGCAATGGGAACAACTGCATGGCGGTCTTGACAAAAAACACGGCATTGGTTTTGCGACCGGCGGGACAAAGGTGATTAAGCTCGGTTACAACCAAACAGAAAGCATGTTTTTTGAACAAAAGGGCTGGTCACGTTTGGCCGTCTGTGCCGCGCTGAACGTACCCCCGCCGATGGTGATGATCCTGGAGCATTCCACCGTCCGGGCGAACATGAAAGAACTCAAGGGGCAACTCTGGGAGTCAAATCTAATGGGCAAAGCCGGGTACATAGAGAGCGCCTGGGAGAGCGATGTTTTTATGAAAGAAAAAGACTTAAACGGTATTACACTCACCCATGATTTAAGCGGTATTGAGGCCCTGCGCGAAGACGAGAGCAACAAGGCCGATACCGCCAAAAAACATATTTACATGGGTCGGACGTTCCGCGAAGTTAACGAGAAATTTAAACTCGGCTATACCGACGACCAGCTGGGCGAAGACGCCGACCGCCGCTTCCTGGCCAGCGATCTTGTACCTATGGACCAGGCCCAAGAGGCCAATGGCGGGGAGGCCGCGCTGCAGTCGGTCGAGCCTCCCGCGGGTCCCCAGCCTAAGCCAATACCAGCAAAGCCGATAAAATACAAAATCATGGTTGACGGCAAGACCAAAGATATGGACGCCGCAGAAATGAAAATGTTGGGCGAATCAAAACGCCGCCGCATCCAGGCCAAGCAGGCGCCGCTGATTTCAGAATTCCACCGGAAGCTGGTGGATGAGTGGTTATATAAAATGCGCCAGGATATTCTCGGAAAAGTCTATGCTTTAAAAACAAAATCAGTAAAAAGCGAAAGCAAAGATCAGGCCGATTATAACCCCGACGAAATTATAAATAATATTCAGCCCGACTTGAATAAGTACAATAAAATATTGATGGATATTGCGGCACTGTCTCACGCCGCCGCCTTCACCATTGGCGGCCAGGACGTGGCCCAGGCCATGGGCATGCGTTTTGACATTCAAAATCACATGGCCCAGGCGTACCTGCAAAAAAAACGCATGGAAATTGTCGTGGCAAACGAGACTATCCGCGACCAGATCACGGCAAAATTAAAACCGATAATTGAGGACGCTTTTAAAAATGGCGTCGCCTATGATGATGTCGCGGATAAAGTGGCCGAAGCGGCAAAGAATATTTTAAAAAATGCCCAGGGCCGCTCCGCAACCATTGCCCAGAATGAAATTACCGAATGCACGGCAGAGGGCAACTGGATTGAAATGAAAGCGTTGGGTGTTAAAAAATGCTATTGGTCGAGCAGTCATAACCCCATTGATCCACGCGAAGACCATGCGGCGTGCAATGGTGAAGTAAAAGAAATCGGCGGAGTCTATTCGTGTGGACTGACACGGCCACACCAGCCGGGGGCTCCACTGGAAGACGTGATAAACTGCGAGTGTATGCTGCTTATAGCGGCGTGAGGGAAATATGACAAACTATAAAATCCACAAAGACGGAAAAGTGCTCTGCGCTTATTGCGGGTGTCCCTATAAAAGAAACGATGGAACAATTTTTAAAAACATGCCTGGTCTGCGATAGGTGCAAGAGGGCATAAGGAGAAAACGATGGCCGATAAATTGAAAGGGTTTTTTACCGGGATATTTGTGAAATCAGCGGACGCTGCTGGGGTCGAGTCATATAACTGGACCATGTCAACCGAATGTGTTGACCGCGACGGCGAGTCGATCAAAGTCGCTGGCTGGAAAACCGACAATTACAATAAAAATCCGGTACTGCTCTGGGCGCACGGCAAGGATGGACGGCCCGCCATTGCCAAATGCGAAAAGGCGGTTGTCGAAAACGGCAAATTAATGTTTAAAAATATTCAATTCGCCACCCGGCCGGCCGGACATCAGGGCGAATGGTTCCCGGGCACCGTGAAATCACTGGTCGATCAAAATATCATAAAGGCCGGATCGTGCGGGTTTCTGCCTGTCACCCGCAACTATAACACCGACGGCAAGCCGCCGGGCGGTGAGCGCGTATCCACTCTGGAGGCCGATCTCCTGGAGGGCAGTATCTGTAATGTGGGCTGTAATCCCGAGGCCCTGCGGCAGTTGGGCATGAGCGACTATGCAATCAAATCAGTCATGGGCGAAGACGAACACGACCGCCTGGCGGCCATCGAACAGAAACTTATTGCCATTTTTGAAGTGCTCGACGTACTGGCAAAAAATGTAGACAATAAAAAAAAACAGTCAACGGCTAAATCCCTAATCGCTCAAATCCTTGACGGCGAGGCCGACGGCCTCAAAAACACCGGCAAAAAAGAGGACGAGGGCGAGAAGCCGGATGCGGCCAAAATAATCGGTCTCAGTTAAACCAAAATCAAAGGAAAAAAAGATGAAAAAATGCCCTATTTGCGGGACGAGTTATGAGGGCACTGTCTGCCCGAGAAACTGCGCGATTCCCGACGAAAAAAGCCTTCCCACGTTTGAGAATATCCGCAATCGCGCCAATGCTCTAAAAGGGGAAATCGAACAGGGGAAGTCAGTCAAGGCCGGTGACCTGCTCGAGATCATCCTGGACCAGCAGAAGCACATGATCGTCAGCGCCGAAAAGGAAAACACCTGGCTCGTGATCGAGAAGAACGTTCGGCAGCTCATGGAAGACTCGGTCAAGAACGTGGCGAAATTCCAGCAGAAGAAAGAACTGTCCGCCAGTGAAATGGGCGGGCGGATTTTCAAAAATCTATTCCGTCTGAGCGAGAAAGACCCCAGCGAGGCCCGCGCCATGTCGGCTTTTGAGATGGCCGAAATGGGCGCCAAGGCGATTAAAGAGGGGAACGAAAACTGGCCGGTCAAATCCGACGTGGTGTCCTACTACGGCGGCCTGACCCAGAAAGACATCGACCGCATGGAAGGCAAGGCCCTGGTTGGCACTCCGCTATATGGCGATTCCGGCACCGGCGCGTATGTGGTGCCGACTGCGTATGCGTCTGAGGTTGACCGTGTGGCCCTGCAGTCCAGCCAGATGATGGGTCTGGTGACCCGTATTCCCATGACCACCCGGACATTCCGGCGCAACCGGCTGGCGACCCACGTATCCCTGGCGTGGCCGACGACTGAAGCAACCGCCAAGAGCGAGACCAATCCGACTTTCGGGACGTATAATCTCACCTGCCAGACCTGCGCGGCCTGGACGCCCATTGTGGACGAATTGGAAGAGGATTCCACCGTGCCCCTGATGCAGTTTTTCATGGAACTGTTGATGGAGAAGTGGGGTTACGAGTTTGATTATCAGGCGCTCGTTTCCGCTGCCGCTCCCTGGACCGGATGGCTGGCCAATACCAGCGTTAACGCCGCGACCATGGCGCAAGGGAAAACCACCTATTCAGCGGTGACCGGTGACGACCTGGTGTCCTTGATTGACGCCATTTCCATCGGGGCCGGTGAAAATGCCCTGGCTGGCGCACGGTTCATTATGCACCGGACAGTGTTTAACTGGCTGACTCGTCTGAAAGCGACCGGCAGCGGCCAGCCGATTTTCCAGCAGCTGACCGAGAGCGCGCCCACAACCATTTTAGGGTTCCCGTATTTACTCAATGACCGTATGCCCAGCACGGCGACCGCTGCCCAGGCCGGGACCGCGTTCATTGCGTTCGGCAATCCCAAGTATTGGGCCTACGGCGACCGGATCGGACGTGAGTTCAAGATTTACCGCGATACCATCCAGAATGTGACCCAGGACGAGATTTTCTTACGGTTCCGGACACGTGCCGGATTCACCGCGATGGTGCCGACCGCTGTGGCGTCTTTATTCACCGCCGCCGCGTAAGTGATCGTAAATAAATAAAGTGATGCGGGGGTCGTGGCCTTGTCGGTCGCGGCCCCCAAACCACGAGGAGAAAAAAACAGATGAAGAAAGTCTTTTTAAGTTTCATCCTGGCGGTGTGGATGATTTGTCCGCTCATGGCCCAGGTGCATGTTAATATTTACCCCGACGGGTTTTTTTACCAGGGGGTAAAGACCGCCGTGGCGACCGATACAATCAAAGTCACCATCCCACCTATGGCTGGTGATCGCATTTGTATTCTGGGAGGCCAGATGTTGGCTTCCAGTACGGCCCACAAATCATATTTTATGTATCCAAATAAACAGACCACTTTAAGCGCTGCCATTGCGGCCGGCGCGGAGTCGCTTTTTGTGACGGATACCTGTTATGATGCGGCCGGCGGTGCCCCTGCAGCTGGTGACATTTACGTGATCCAGTGTAATAATGGCACGTATGCCGCCGTCACCTGCTCGGTGCAGACAAATTATAAAAAAATATATTTTAAATCGGCGGAGGCGACGGCCATGGTTGCCGCTTCAAAGGGAAATATGGTTTGGGGATTTGGTGCGCCCGGTGATGCCAACTGTGAAACATATCAGTTGACCGCCAGTTCGCTTAATTCTTATCCATCGGCGGTTATTCTTGGGAAGATTAACTGCCCCATGATTTTCCGCAGTAGCAGCAAAACCGCAGTGGACACCCTGGAGCAGATGAGCGCCGCTTATCTGCCCCGGTAAGGGAGGCGGCCATGAGAAAATTTTTAATTATCGCCGTCCTGGCCATGCTGGCAGTACCGGCCATGGCCCAGATGCAGGTAAATATCGCCCCGGAGTCTTTCGCGTATTTGCCGTGGGCCACATCGGACACCACCGATACCATTAAGATCACGGTGCCACCGATAGTTGGGATGCGGGCCGTGGTCCTGGGTGGCCGCGTTGGCAATGCCGATAGTTCCGCCCATCACGCTTATTTTATGACCCACAATAAGCGGACCACCTTAAAATCCGCGATGCTGGCCAGCGCCAGCGTGGCGGTTTTGAGCGATACCACTCCGGACGCCGCCGGGTCGGCTCCGGCAGCTGGTGATATTTTCGTAATCCAGAAAAACAACGGCACATATCAAACCGTTACCTGCTCGGTTTATACCGCTGGCGACTCCATCACTTTTAAGGGTGGCGAGGTAAGTACGGTTGCCAGCAAGGCAGGGCTGTATGTTTGGGCCATGGGTGCCCCTGGTGACGCAAACAGCCAAGTTATGCCCATACCGGCACTTGCGTCCACATCATTTCCATCCTCAACTATTGTTGGTGGGTTCAGCGGACCCATACTTTATAGGAGTTCGAATATCCCCAATACCGGGACCGCGGGAGCACACAAGCCGGATACCGTTCGTTTTATTTCTGTAGGATACGTTCCGAAATAAACCGCGATCAAGGGCGGCTGCCTTGTCGGTGGCCGCCCGAAGTCGCAAAAGGAGGATAAAGATATGGCGCAAAATAGCGCAGACAATAAGATGATGAACCCGGACAGGTACGAAAACAAAGAAGCCGAAATCAAGGCTATTCTCGAAAAGTCCGGCGTCAAAAAGTACATGGCCAAACGGGTGATCTACACCCCGGACGCCCACGGATTTGTGGCCATGGAATTGGCAAACCGTGAAATCAAAAAACTGATCGCGGAAACCGAAGACCCTGACGAAAAACAGGCGCTTCGGAGAACAATTATCACAACCCAGATTAATCGCCAAGTGCTTCCCGGCGGTTATCGGGAAAAAGAAGAGAAAAAAGACGCGAACGGTCGAGTGATCGGCGTCGTTTATAAGGGCCCCGTCATCGGCGGTGTCGAACTGACCGCCAACCAGGCCCGCGCACTCGGCCGGCAGGTAGTCCCCTGGCCCGGCGACGAGGAAGCACACGAATTTTATCTGGACGCGGAAAATCCCGAAAGACACAACCCGTAAGGATAAATAAAAATGAGCATTGCAATAGATACTGTCAATAGTTTGGCCGGGGATGACCTTAACTTGGTCAAGGGATTTTTGAGCATCTCTTGTATCGCAAATGGCGACTCAACTGATGATACCACCCACGATGAATTATTGAAATTCTTTATCAATGCCGCATCTGAACGGATAAACTATATCTGCGGAGGCGGCGGGGATAACGCCCCCCGCCTCCTGCGGTCGCGGACCAACACTGAATACCATAGCGGCCGCGGCGACAAGGTTATTTTCCCGCTGCAATATCCCATCACCGACATCACCGGGACCGGCCTGGGTATCTGGGACGATCTGGGATGTCTATGGCCGGACACTACGAAGTTGGACTCGGGCATAATCCGTATTGTCGGGCAAAAAACTTATATCGAATTGTACGGTGGAATTTTTACCTATGGCCCGAAAAATATCAAACTGGTTTATAAGGCTGGTTACGAAACCATTCCGGCAATTATCACCGAAGTCTGCCTGGAAATTATACGTTTCTGGTATCTGGACACAGAGGAGCGCCGGTCAGGCGTCACCACCCGGACCATCCATGATGGGTCCATGTCGATTCAAACGGTAAAAATTCCCAAGGAAGTTACCGATGTACTCGAAGTTTTTACAAGAAAAGTAGCGTAAAATGGCAAACGTGGACGCTGATAAAACCATAGCGCAACTACAGCAACTCCCGGCCCGGATACGGGGTGCCATGCGAACGTCGCTTCGCTTTACCGGTAAATGGGCGGCTGGGTTTATACGGGCGAACTATCTACAGGGACAGGTGCTGGGCGTAAAAAACGGACGGGAGAGCGGCACCACAAATTATCAGCTTGACCCTAATTCTAACCCGCTGATTTTGTATGTGGGGACGAATGCCAGAGCAGATAAGACAAAAAAATATCCAGAAGGGTTTAATTATCCGGCATACTGGGAACTTTATGCCAGGCGCGTCCCGCCCCGCCCCGTCTTTGGCCGCTTCGTCCGTGAGCACCAGCAACAAATCCGTGAAATGTACGTCAATAAATTGCGCGAACTCATTTATAATAAGGCATAAAATGACCGAAGAAAACAGGCATCAGTTTATAGATTGCGTCCGCGAGGGGTCATGCAAAGACCGGCGCGAGGGATGTATTGCTGTTTGCAAAGAGCGCCATCTTGGAGTCGGTGAAAAGATATTAGGACTGGACAAAAAAATGAATTTACTGCTTGCGATTGTAGTAATTGATTTTCTCGGGTTGGCCTATAAAATCTTTTTTGCTGGGTGAATTATGAAAATCTTAATGCTGGGCGATTTATCGCTTGAATATTTGAATGGCCGTATCTGGAAAGTGCAAAACGCTGATCAGGGGTTTGGTGCTGTCGTGGATGGTTTTGAGATAAAGCCAGCCGACGGATTCATAACTGACTTTGCCAGCATTCCGCGCTTTATGTGGCGCATTCTCCCGCCGGTCGGCGATGGGGCCCGCGCCCGCTATGGCGTGGGGGCCGTGTTGCATGACTGGCTTTATAATTCGCACATGACACACGTCGATGGTATGCCAATAAATAAAGATTTTGCCGACAAGGTTTTTTATGCCGCCATGACCGCCCTGGGTGTGGAGAATTGGAAGAAGGAAGTGATGTATAAAGCCGTATCCTGGTTTGGCGGCGGGTCCTGGAAAAACGGGCCGGCCAGACAGCGGCAACTACAAAACGAGGCGCTGAAATATGAATAAAAAAACAATAGCGGGTAGGCCAAAGCGGTCGAGGCGCCAGACCCATAATCTGGAGATAGTCGGTTCAACTCCGACACCCGCAACCATTTTGAAGTGCAACCTGGGAAAGCATAATGTGTGCCAGTTTCAAACGAGTTATGAAAACAATCTATGTTGCGATACCGTGCGGCCATGTTGTTATCGCGGCAAGCAGGTGAATTAAAAACCCTTTACCTAAGAGGTAATCAAAAATGTGGAAAGCGAGTGTTTCTTACCAGCCCGACAAAATAGATATTCGCGTCGGTGTTTTGACCTTGACCTATGAGTACGACGATGGCAGGCCGCCGTTTGTGTTTGTTTCTGAGCCGTCCAATTTCGGGGTGATAAAAGACATGGACTCCCTGGCGGCAGCAAAACAGGCACGTGATTTAGGTGCTGACGTTGTAGAGGTAGAACATCAGGATTTTGACCCGCAAGACATGGAGCGCTATCAGACTTCTATGATGGCGGCTACTTCGCCGGAAGCGAAAGTATTGATTGTCCCGCCGATGAAAATGAAAAACGAATTGCCGGTATCCGATGATCTGTTTGGATTTGACCATGATGTTTTACAGGCAATCAAAGATGCTGCCGAGACGGCCCGCGTAAAATACGAGGCCGGTCAGACGGTGGTGGTTGCCGTCGATGAACAGGCCATAAATGATTTTATGAATGACGGGAAGGCACCATCTGGAATTAAATTGTCAACGGTCACCGCCGGAAAGGTGGGTGCATAATGGGCACTACTAAAAATCCGGTTGTAATGCTTAATAGTATCACGCTTGTACCAAGCGCTCCTCAAAGTGCAATCGCTGTTATTAATGCTGGCTATGGTGCAAATATGATGATCCGTAACACTAATGGGGCTACTGGCCCTACTGTTGCAGCGAGTTATTTAATTGAGGTTTCCAATGATGTATCTGGTGTAACATTTTTAAATCCGTATACAATTTTAAATTTAACATCCTTAACGGGAAATAATATTATAACCGATTTTGCCCCTATTCAAATTGACGAGGGTTTACAGGCTATTCGTATTACGGCCAGCGGTAACACCGTGCAGAACGTAACATCACGAGTCGAACTAAGTAATGTTACTGTGATATAATTATGAGGATTAAAAGGCAACATGCTCGGATAGATTGGTCATTGCCAATTTGTAATGGGTTACTTTATGATATTCCGATTGATTTTTTACAGCAATCGGTTGCTGGCAACGAGCGTATTTTAAATGCCAGGGGTGCGTATATATCTCTGCCGTTCCAAGGTAATTTTTTTGCATGGAAAAACAATAATCCATCTTATATTGACACACTAATCGGCAAGGGAATTCGCACAACAGCTACAGGTGTGACGATGCTTTATTCGACTTCGAGTGCTTCTGATTTGCTTCCATTATTATTTGGCTCAATTTCAATAACTTTTATATATACCACAAATGGGACATTATCTTCAAATGCGGGGCTATTTTCTCTTGCAACAAATTATGGGTTCACTCCATATTCATATTTGGAAATGTTTATTCGACGTAGTGCTTCTCGTGTTTATGTACATTTTAAAAATACAAATTCTGGTGCAGAGGATTTGCTTTATGGGCCAACATATTCATTCATTGCGGGGAATATTTATACTATTATATTAACCAGTGATGCCTCAACATGGAAAATGTATATTAATGGTGTTTTGCAGACACCCCTTACAGTCGATACTTATGGAGCAAATCATGGTTATTTTTTTGGCAATTTATATCAGGGTGCTCCTTTAAATAGATGGATCATTGGCAGTAGTGATTATAGCGAGGGTGGTGAATGGGGTCTCCTTAATCAGAAAATTTGGGGAAATAGATGCCTTTCACAATCAGATGCTATGATGGTTTCTGCTGATCCGTTTTTAAATTATTATTACAGAAAAGGTAATATATTTAAAACTATATCGTACAAAAAACATCAGATCAACCCGACCATCATGCCGGTAACAGAGGTCTACACATCAGCTCAAGCCATCACACTATCCAGTGCCGAAGCGGACGCAATTTACTATACCACCGACGGCAGTACGCCGGATATTACAAAAACGCTGTACACCACACCGTTTGTATTGGCCGCAAACGCTAAAATACAGGCAATAGCGATAAGGGACGGCCGATATAATAGTAATGTGTCCATAGATATTTTGGCAATCACTGACACCACGCCGGCCGCACCGGTCCCTGCCATTATCAGTCAAGCCAGCATGTCAAATTTTGTGGCCGCAATCACCATGTCAACAGCATTGTCGGGCGGATCAATTTATTACACCACCGACGGCAGTACACCGACCGTAGGAAGCACGCTTTATGCCGGGTCTTTTAATATTTACGGCCCCACCACCATAAAAGCAATCACGGTAAAAACTGGATATTCAAATAGTGGGGTATGCACGGCCCAGGTGCTGGTCACTGCCGCACCAGCGACAGACGATCCGATTCTTGAGAGCATACTCGGAAATCGACTTTCAACGCTCCAGGGCATTTCCGTTTTGACCGGCTTTAATTATGACATTGGTCTGGCTACCCGTGAAATGCGTAACCCCGTCAATTTGTTACCAAAGGAATATCCGGCGGTAATGCTGTATATGACCGGCGAGGCCGACGATGAACAAGGAGCCACAGAACAGAATGTTTTGGCTGTCGCCAAGATCGCCGTGCTTTGCGCCATCTATTCAAAGACGAACACCGACGCCGAAATTTTAAAACTATTTCAAGACGTGGAACGTGCGTTTATGGTAAATGAAACCTGTGGGGGTCTGGCAATAAAATGTTGTATCACTGGCAAGCCGAACGTCTGGGCGCGTGAAAAAGGCGATTATGTTTCCGTCGGTGAAATCACTTTCGACATAACATATCAATATATCCATGGTCATCCTTAACAGCGGCACTGCCGCAGGAGTTTTAAAATGAGACAGGCAAATAGTAGCAATAGTTATCTGGCGATAGCGTCGGAAAATTTCTTCGGATCGAATGTGAAAGAAGTTACCATAATACAATGCGTGGCGGATAATTCGGGTAGTTTGCTTAATAAATATATTTACGTCAGTTCCACAACGACGGATTATAGTTTTTGGTTTAACGTTGGCGGTAGCGGGGAAAGTCCAATCATGGGCAGAATGGGCGTGCAGGTTGCCTTTGCCGCTAATGCCACAGCTGCCGCTATTGCCACAGCATTGGCCGCCGCCATGGTGTCCGTTGGATTTGCCGCCGTTGCCGATGCCGATACCGTCACCGCGATCGCCGAGGCGCGTGGCTATTATTTATCCCCTCCTGTGGACGCTGGTTTTTCTGGATTTACGGTTTGCGTGGCTACCCCTTGGACTTATCTCACGTTCGGGTCAGA